CGCCGTCATGCAGTGCCAAGAGAAGCTAGAGGTGATGCGCTGCAAGGCTCTGGAGGCCAAAGTGGATACATGCTGCGACCTTTCGATAGAGTCCATCGGGGAAGTAGATTTCGAGTTGATGGACGATACAGGGATTGAGAGTGTTGTGGAGTTCTGGAAGGACGTTGTGAAGAAATAGGCGGGAGTAGCTCATCGGTAGAGTGCTTGCCTTCCAAGCAAGGCGCAGAGGGTTCAATTCCCTTCTCCCGCTCCATTTTAGATTTGTGGAAATAAAGCGCAGATTTTGCTTGACAAGTTTTAGAACTGCGCTTAGAGTTGTGAATGTTGAGTTTGAGTTTCCCGCGACGGCGGGGAATAGCGCGAAGCCTTCTGGCTGATACCCAGATTGCAGGTTGACGAGACGGACTTTCGAAAGTCTCTCTTGGATGGTGACAGGGGCCACTTTTAATGACTCCTACGGGTTTCGACTCCCGTCTGCTTCGCGAAGTTTAGAAGTACAAGTTTTGTCGAATGGTGAAGAGATCGGATACTTCTCTCGAAAAGAATGCCTTCGGGCACCTCTGGTTTCGCTTATTCCTTCGACAAAATATCAAGTACGAGCCGTAGTGTTGAGTTCACTTACTTCTTGCTAAAGAATCCCTTCGGGGAAACAGTGAATTCTAATGTTCTCGGCTCTTAGATGTTCGGTCTGGTGAAGTTTACGATTACTTCCATTCTAAGGACGAGGTCGTTGGGTGCAAATCCCTTCCTTCGGCATATAAGACCCCTCGGGGAGATAAAGCTGATGTAGCTCAGGAGTAGAGCGCGTAAATTATCGTAGGCGTATGTTCCGACCGATCAAACTAAGGGTCATCCTCCGGGGTGGCCCTTTATCTTGTAGTGGGAGGGAAATAACTATGCGTACCAACGTCGCAGTAAAGACTCCGCCTATCCACACCCATGAGGGTGCGGTAGCCGTTCGCATCAACGCAGTTCAACAGCTTCGCCGGTCGGTGATGGCCTGTATGCTCTACGAGGGAACTTTCTATGAAGAGGGTGTCGAGATCGCCATGCGCATCCACGATGAAGTTGCTGCTGTCCTGAAGTTGAAGGATGGTGCGGGGATCGTCGGTAACATCGCGTATGAGGCGCGGACGAAGTTCAAGCTGCGCCATGCCCCGCTCTGGCTTATCGTTGCACTGATCCGCGCCAAGACGGAAGAGGCTCGCGCTGTCGTATCAGGTGCAATCGCTTCCTGTGTGCAGCGTCCTGACGAGATGGCCGAGCTTATTGCGATGCACTGGAAGGACGGAAAGCAGCCCTTGACGGCTCAGATGAAGAAGGGACTAGCGGCGGCATTCCAGAAATTCGATAGATATTCCTTGAGCAAGTACGCGAACCGTGACGGACAGGTAGCAATGCGTGACGTACTCTTCCTCGTCCATGCAAAGCCTCAGAACGATGAGCATACGGCACTCTGGAAGGAACTGGCCGAGAACAAGTTGACGGCTCCTGACACTTGGGAGTCGAATCTGTCGGCTGGTAAGGATAAGAAGGCGACGTTTACTCGTCTCATCGAAGAGAATCAGCTTGGTGCTCTGGCGTTGCTTCGCAACCTGCGGAACATGCAGGAAGCGAAGGTGGATCAGTCGGTTATTCGCGGGGCTTTGACGAATATGAGGACGGAGCGCGTTCTTCCTTTCCGGTTCATTACGGCGGCGAAGTATGCGCCAAAGTTGGAGCCTGAGTTGGAGCAAGCGATGTTCCGTTGCCTTGAGGGTCAACCTAAACTGGCAGGTAAGACCGTGCTAGTTGTGGATTGCTCTGGGTCGATGCACGGTCAAATCTCTGGAAAGTCCGAACTGGACAGGCTGAGTGCGGCGGCGGCTTTGGCGATGTTGCTTCGTGAGGTCTGCGAAGACGTAGTGATCTACGCAACCGCTGGAGACGACTGCACACGGAAGCACGCTACGATGCTGATTCCTCCACGCCGGGGATTCGGACTCCGTGACTTGCTCTCGTATGAGAAGACGTGTCACACTATCGGCGGCGGCGGAATCTTCCTCAAGCAAGTGATTGACGTGTTGCGCGAGAAGGAATCAGACGCCGACCGTATCGTGGTCTTTACGGACGAGCAGGACTGCGACTTGGTGAATAAGCCATCGAGCGCAAAGCCGTTCGGTAAGAATAACTATCTCATCAACGTCGGGGCAGATCGTAACGGCATCGGCTATGGTGAGTGGCTACATCTCGACGGTTTCAGCGAAAATGTGTTGTCGTGGATGTTTGAACATGAGGAACTACAATCCACTCAGTAAGGCATTCTTTCTCCTTGCCCACGCCAACTTGAGAGATGCACTTTGTTTAGCTTTTGATTCTTCGGACCACTTCCATCCACTTTTACCGGGCTTACCCTTTCTGGATTTCCAAAGGGAAAGCTCGGCTGGAGTGGGTGGATTATTTTTTCGGATAGCGGCAGCTTTTTTGAAATTAACTATTGCCTCAGCGGTATGCTTTCTTCCTTTCAAAGATTTCGAAATTGCTAGCCTCCTTGATTCAGAAAAATGTTTATCTTTTTGCCTATCGGATACAGCTTTTCTATATTCTTCTGTTCTAGGGGGAAGTATTTTCCCGGTGTGCGATAGACTTGACTTCTTTTTTGAATCTTCAGACCAAACCCTTCGTCTATTAGCCTCTGCAATCTTCATACGGGTCTCAGGAGTATGCTTACGACCTAATTGGGAATCCCTCATCTTCTGACGAGTTTTATCAGTGGGAACTCCGTTAGATCCTCCCATGTCACCATTGTATCCAAACGAGGGAAGGTGTGCAGCGAGGAGCCATACGTAAAAACGCTCCGTCTCATTCAATGCTTCGCGGGTTGGACATTCACATAATGTTTCTACCTTAAATGATTCGGCTCCATACTTGCGTATTGCGTTCAAGAAATGGTGCTTGCGTTTTCCAGAGGCTGCATATTTATGGTGCTGCCATCTTCGATGAACGCTTCCAACTGTCTGCCCAACGTATACTTTTCCGCTGACGACGTTTGTTATTAGATAGATGAACATAATCCTAGTTTACCACATCAATCGACGGATTAGATGAACTATCTGTAGATTATATGTGGATGCTTGACGTAAGTGGAGAATCTTGGTATCTTCCTTGTAGCGCGTCGATTTTCCTCCCTTATTCCGCGCAGCCGCGTTAAAGCGTGCAGATTACCTCCTCCCGGTTGAATCTGCACGCTTTGGCTTTTAATGAGGTATTTAGGCGGCTACAAGTTCGCGCATGGCGTCGTATGATTCCAGTTCCGAAACAGGAACTATTTCATAGAACCCATCATCAGGCCAGAATACTAGAGCTTCAACAGAGTTCAAGCGCACGACCGACCCCGGCGTATCCATGCCGTTGTAGTTCCTGCGCTGTACTTTCGCTCCGAGTTGGATTCTCAGTGCCACCATATAACTATATGATGCGCGAAATTTGGAAAATGTCAAGTTTTATTTTTTAGTCTTGGGATGGGAGAGCCGCAGGAGTAGCGTCTTTGTTGTCAACGTGGACGCTCTTACCTATGATTAGTTCGGTTACGAAGATTCCGTTCGCCCCACCTTTGAGCATCCCATTTGCCCAGTCCATTGCGTTTTTCTCCTGCGCGTACTCGGTAGTCTGACGAGGCCCATTTGTCCCACGGAGGTTCCAGACTACACGCCAAAGGCTGCTCATCGCTCCCTCGCCGCTAAATCGTCAGGGACGTTGAAGAACCCTTGTCGTCCGATGTAGGGGATCGGCGTTGCTAATCGGATGGGATTCAGCAACTCAAATGCCCAACGTCCGGGCGTGTAATCTCCCCAGCATAGTTGCCATCCGGCGCGTCTAACAATTGCTGTAGGTAAGCAGTGGACAATCTCAACCGTGCCGATGATTGCGCCAAACGCTAATTCGTGTTCACGCACACCGCAGACCATGAGAGACGTTTTTAGTTGAGGGAACTCGCGCAGGATGCTACGCAGCGGCTTCTTTGCCGCGTGAATAGCGATGCGTCCTCGAACGCGCGTAGGCCATGATCGTGTCTCATCCGGCTTGAGCGCAATGCCATCATCATCCGTCCGAAAGATCATCTCAGCCCACGGCTGCCACAACGATAGTGCTTTCATCATGCCTCCAACTCGGCGATTCGCTCCATCGCTTTGGTAGCCAAATCAGGAAGATCATGGAACGACCATAGACCGTTTTCCTTTGGCCCACCATGTAAAGCGTTGGCTATGTCGTTTAGGAGGTTGCTCAGTCGCTCATTGAGGGCACGCAAGTCGTCAAGTTCCTCGTTCAAGCAAGTAAGGCATAGGTCTCCCTCTTCGAACTCGTATCCATCAGGAACATAGACAGATTGTTTACAGTTTGCGCAATCGCTCATTTTTTATTCCTTCCCATCACTGAAAACTCTGTATCCATCCACCTTGAACCATCTATCAAACTCGAACATCTCCGCCTGTTTGATCGTGTCGCCAATGACGTATTTGATAAGATTTTCAGGAGTCATATTCTCCAAGGTATACATGTCGAAATCCCTACGGAAGTAACGTCTCTCTGACTGGCGGAACTTCTTACCTATTAGCCTAGCTCTACTCACTGTT